AAGACAGCGGCGGCCATGAGCGCGAGCGTGTATTGGTGGCGAAGGGCGAGCGGCATTGCAGATACCGTACGCGTATCTGCCGAAAGCGAAAGCGACTTGCGGTGCCTCGATCAAGTCGTGCGAAAGATTTTGTTACTGAAAGTGCTCCAGGATTCTCCCCGCCGCCCATTTGACCAGGGCCTCCACGATCCAGCCAAATACCACGACACCGGCAAATCCCAGCGAGGCGAGCGCCACGAGCCGCGATCGCGATACTTCAAGCGCGGCGACCGCGGGGCGGAGCATCTCCACTGCGTCGGCGTGGTGATCGAGTTTTTGCGTCAGCGTAGCGATGGCGGCACGGTTCTCCGCGTGCCAGCGGTCCCTAATGTCTCTGTCCTCATCGGCCCGGCGGCGCAATTCGCGGATCGCGGTTTCTACAGCGCCGACGATTCTACTTATCTCATCTAATTTACCCGGCATCGCCTGCGCTCATTATCTTCGTGTGCGTTTCAGCCCAGCGACGCCAAGTCGGCGATCAAGTCGGCATAGGCAAAACCATCCGGAGATTTTTGGTCGACGAGATCCTCGGTGGAAACGTAGGTGACCGCCTCGTCGCAGAACGTTTGGAAGAAATTCTCGGTGAGAAGCTGTAGCCGACCCCAACTCACGCAAACCAGCATGCCGCCGCCCTGCCGGCCGACCAGCGGCACGTAATGTCCGCCCTCGTTCGGCGAACCGGGCGCCACGTCCCACGGCTCTCCCCTCTTCGCCTGGTCGATCGCCGATGCCGGCAAAGTCAAACCGATGCCCGCGGCGCTGAACAAATAAGCCGCCGTGAGCAAATGACTCAAGTTGCCGGGATCGAGCGCGAGGTAAGCGGCGATGGTGTGGCGTTTGCCGGCAGCATCGACGATACCGGTTCTGCGCCGGTAAGCGGCTGCGTCCTGCACGTCGGTGCCTTGATCGGACGTCGGATCGCCCGGAAATTTTCGTCGACAGATTTTGCGCGACCTGCGAAGAGACCCACATGGTGTCGGGCGACAGCCGGTAATTGTCCCAGCGGTTTTTCAGCGCCGCGTCGATCTCGACGATGCCGCCCGCGCCGTCACCGGTCAGCGTCGAGCCGGCGCCGACGGTGCCGGTCGCCAGATACTGCACATAGGCGTTCGAGCCGGATTTGAAGGCCTGGTAGAGCAGGCCGTCAAAAACCAGCGCGTTGGTCGAATTGTCGCTCGATCCGAGCGAGGCGGCGGTTTGCGTGCCCGCGGCATTGGCAGTGATCACCAGCGAATTGATGGTGGTGATGGCGCCGAGCACTTCGGAGCCGGCCGCGCCCCAGAACCAGGCGTAGCCGACCGCGCCAGTCACCGGCGCCACGCTCGCGGCAAGCGAGCCGCTGGTGCCGGACGAGATCGACGCCGTGGCGTTTGCCGATTTTTGCGCGGCGCCGCCGCCGAACGTATCGGACGAGCCGTCGGCATTGCTGCGGGTGATCGCGCCCTGAACGCCGCCAGCAATGCTGCCATTGACAACACCGTCGAGCGACAGCGCGACGCAGATGACGCTATACGGGCTCGCGGCGGCGGTCAGGCTGCCGCCCGAGGTCGATGGCGCCAGCGACGGTGTCGGCGTAGCGCCGAGCCCGACCGAGGTATTGCCGCCGAGAATGAGCAGCTCCTCGCCGAGCATGCAAGCCTCAAGTCCGACTTTGGCCCCGATCGCTTTGACATCGTCAAAGCCCATGCCGGCATATTGCGCTTCGAAATCGACCGAGGTTTCGATGCCGATGCCCTTATAGGCGGCGCTGTAATCCTGCGTCGACACCGCCTGCACGCCGCCGCGATTGCCGCCGGAGACGCCGATGCGAAGCCCCGTGGTGTTGACGCCGGTCACCGCGCGCCAATTGGCCTGGATGCCGCCCTTGCCGGACACGCGTGGGATTTCGTTGCGCAGCGGCGTGAGCAGCGGGTAGACGAACTTGGCGCCGGTTTCGAGATCGTAATAGGTCAGCCCCGAGGTCGGCACGGTCGACTCTGAAAACGTGCTCTTCGCCAGCGGATCGCCGGGCAGCGGGTTGGCGTGAGCGCGCTGGATTTCTTGCAGGAAGCCGCCGGCGCCGGCGAGAGCCGCGTTATAGTCCTGGATGGTGCGCGGCATGGTCGATTTGGCAAGCACGTGCGGCAGATTGGGCTGATACATGATTTTGTTTCCTTTTCGGCTGATGATGAAATCAAGGTCCGCTGGCGCAGCGGCGTTTCGCGTGCTGCGTTTTTGGCGAAGATCCTGCGGGACTAAGTCGTGAGCGGTGAAGGCGTTGTTCTTCTGCACGGTATTTTTCGCAGCCGGCGCAGCATGCAACGGCTGGCAAATTATCTCAGCGAAGAAGGCTATCGAACGCTCAACCTGGATTATCCGTCCACGCGCCAGTCGATCGAGGAACTCGCCGAGCATATTCAGCCGCCAATAGCGGCGTTCGCGTCATCACTTCCAGGCAAGGTGCACTTCGTCGGTCATTCGATGGGCGGGCTCTTGATACGCGCGCAGCTCCATCGCTACCGGCTGCAAAATCTTGGACGGGTCGTCATGCTGGGCACGCCCAACCAAGGCAGCGAAGTTGCCGACGCCATCCAGAATTGGTGGACCTACAAAAAATTATTCGGCCCCGCCGGCCAGCAGCTCGTGACCGGGCTAACGACATCCGACCAATTGTTTGGGCAAATCGACTATGCGCTTGGCGTTATTGCCGGTAGCCGCAGCATCGATCCGGTTTCCTCACGGATTATCGGGGATCCGAACGATGGCCGCGTATCGATCGAAAGAACGAAGATCCCGGGCATGACGGGTCATATTGTCGTTGCCGCAAGCCACGCCTTCCTCCCAGCCAAGAGGCAGGTCCACCGCCTGGTGCTGGCGTTTCTGCGTCACGGCCGCTTCGCGGCAATCCCATAACGACGGCTATCCCCCACGCGCCCGAAAGCCCGGAATGGCGCGCATCGGCGCGGTTTGGGCGCGGCGGATCGCGGCCTCGGCCAGCGCCTCGAGCGCGCCGGGCTGATCGAGCACATGCTCTGGCCTTGGCATCGGCGAATCTTCGCTCTTCTTGGCGACGCGCACCGAACTGGTGCCGAGCGGCAGCGGCTGGTCCTCAATCTTCTTCAAGCGGGCAGTGAACTCCGCCATGCGCTTGTCGAGTCCCGACAGCGCCTTGGCGAGGGTTTGTTGCAGCGTGCGGTCAAGCTCCTTGGCGAGCTTCTCGTTGTCGTCGGCTCCGGCCGTGTCCCCGCTCTCGCCGGCCTGCGGCGAGAATTGCGGGTCGGGATCGACATTGGCGCCGGGAATATGCCCGCCGGGACAGCAATCCGGATCGAGCGCGGCGAGAAGATCGTGGCTCTGTTTGATCCTGTGCTTGTCGGCTTTGGAATGGCGCGCACCGATCTTGGCAACAGGGATGCCGGCCTCTTGCTTGAACTTGCGCAGCTCGGTCGAACCATCGGTCTTGATCACTGCGAAAGTGGCCTCCGGCAAGCAAGGATAATCCACCAGCGAAACCTCGACCGGCTCGGCGGTGTACCGAACGAGCTGCGGGTCGTCCGGGTCCGGCCAGCGTTTCAAGTAACGGCCGCCCTGGGAGAAGCCGGTGTACACCCCCTCCTCCACCTTCTGCCACTCGGCGTCGTCGATCACCTTACCGCAGATTTCGATGCGCTTTTGCTCATCGTTGAAAGCGATATCGATCAGCTTGCCGGCGGCGACATGGGAATGCATGGCGCGCAAATTGCCGAAACTTTTGCCGTCGGTGGCGTCGGCAAATTTCTGCGACCAGGTCTGGTACAGCGGCTTGGTCGAGGCGTAATCGCAGACCTCGCCGGTCACATCCGGGGCTTCCGCGGTGACGACGCCGTACACCAGGCGCCGCGCGGCGTCGATTTTAGTGATGGGGATGAAGAGATTCAGGTCGTTCATCTGGAATTTCCTCGTGAGCTTGGGCGAAGCACACGCGGAGCGCGGCGCTAAAGCGCCTCGCTTCCGCGTCACTAAATTTTTTTCAGAGATCGTTAGCGGCCAGTCACGCGAACGGCCTGTAAGAGAGTCGGAGCCGACGCTGACAAGCTCGGACGTTAGCACTCAAGTGGCGCCAGCGGATTTGCGGCCCAGTGCGAGCGTATAAACTTGAGGGCGTTCTTTTCTGCCTCGGTCAGAATGAAGTATTCGTGATTCTTCTCGAGGAGATCGTCCTGACGATAAACCGCAGCGTATTTCCGATCGAGCGCCAAGAAAACATTATGTATTTCCAGGGGAAGCGGCACCACACAAGTCACAACGGCTTGCGGTCCGTCACCGGCTACATTCTCGACCCCAATTCGCCGGTCAAACTGCAGCTCTTCTTGGCTGGTTATGCGCCGCGCTAGGATGCTTTCGGCATCCACCGACACAACCAGACAAATACAGAGCGCGCCATTTGGGGCTTCGGCATCAAAGATGTCGCCGACCGCTAGTTCGGCAAGCGCTGCTTCGCGATCCATCATGTCTGACTAAAACGAACCGTCGACCAGGCTCATTTCTTCTCGTACCGCTGCCTCAAATCGCGCAGCCATTCTTCCATTTTTGGCATCTCTTGTATGATCGCTTCAACCTCGCTCCGACTTTCGGCGGGAGTGCGAATTCTCGCTTCCTGATCATCGATCACAACGCCGTTCGTTGCCGCCGCGTAAGCGGTAGCGGCCATCCATGCGCATTGCATTTCGGTAAGGCTCCCGCCCCAGCGGAAGCCAAGCACGTATTTCCAGGCGTGGCCGAAGTCGACGTCTGACCATTCCCTGATCATCTCGTCGGCGGGGTCATGATAGCATTCGCAGCCGGCGCGTTCGCCGCGCAGCTGCATGGGAAGAAAGCCGCGGAGCTTTGCAAACGTTGCCTCAGCAGATAACTGAAGCGGATAGCCTTCGAGGTCGATCGCCGCCTGCCATTCTGCAATCGAACTCAATTGCCGGTCAGAGAAAGCCCAAATCTCTATGGACATGGCCAAACCCCGCCCACATTCCTTTCACGCCGGGGTTGTAAAGAACATAACATGAACATGGAGTCAAGCGGCGCCTCCCGCCTGTGCTTTCGTCGGGCACCTGTCCTTCTTTCAATCGTACGCAGTCCCGGGTCGCGCGCCGGGGTACGCGAGGCCCTGAAACTCCGTAGGAAAGAACCGCCGCTGCAATCCGTCGATGATTTCGTGCGAACGAATATAAAGGCCCATATTTGGCCAATCGTCCAAATGCCCGCGAACCGCAACCGTCATCACAATCTGCCAGCCTGGGAATTCTTTGATTACACTATGCAAACTTTGAATAATATTTGGCGCGAGCATTGCCAGATTGCCGATGAACACGACGATTTCCGGAGAGCCGAGATAGTCTCCTTCTACCGTATAGTCGCCATCCGTAATGAGAGAGTCGGGGACTCCGAAAGGTCGCAGCACGCTTTTCACCCGTTCGCGTAACGCTTCGAACGTGGCGGCCTTTTCAGCGCTCCAATCCGCCGTGCCGGTGAATGGCATATCAGCTTACGTCCAGCTCAAAGAATGCAACAAACGCCGGTACAAGCTCAAATCTCCAGAGAACATCTCGGCCGATCCGTAACACTCGCTAATTAGCGCATTATTCCAGTCCGATTGTTATTTGGTCTGCAAAACGCGGCCGATTCTTCCAAATGCGAATTCTTGTATTCACGGCGGATACCGATGCTTGCAAGAGGGGCTTCCAGTCGATAGTCACAACTCTGACGATGCCAGTCGGTGTCGCTAATTGACCATCAAAAGCTGGCGGGTCCCCGGGATCGACATCGTTTGCCTGCCCCAGGCCTTTGCGTCCGAAAGGACCCAAAGCTCCATTGCCATCTGAGATAACTTTCCAATTTCGCTCAATCAAGTGCAGTACCTTGGCGCGCACCAGGGTACTTGAAACCTTGAAATTCCTTTGGAAAGAACTGCCGCTGTAATGCGTCGATGATCTCATGCGGACGGATATAGAGACCCATATTTGGCCAATCGTCCAAATGCCCGCGAACCGCAACCGTCATCACAATCTGCCAGCCTGGGAATTCTTTGATTACATTATGCAAACTTTGAATAATATTTGGCGCGAGCATTGCCAGATTGCCGATGAAGATAACGATCTCTGCGGTACCGAGGTAATCACCCTCTACTGTGTAATCGCCGTCACTTAAGGCGGTATCCGGCTCGCCGTATTTTTTCAGGACGTCTTTGACCCGCGTTCGAAGGTCTTCAAAAACGTCAGCTGGTTTTTTAGCGGCGGCGCTCTGCTCACTGATCGGCATCCTTGCTTCCTCCGCCTAAAAGGCGATCGCGCAACAGTAGGAGCGATCGCTCCTTGAATATTCGCATATTGAAGTCCCGGATGCGTGGGTCGGTCGATTGAAATATCTCATAAAGAAAATCTCGCGCCTGATCCGGCGTCATTTCCTCGGAGTCAATCTCTGCCCGCTCAAGAAAACTCTGAAACGCGTCTGCGACCGCAATATTGTAGGCTCTGTGAGCGGTTGTGAACAAGTTCACCGTCGGGTCTGCAAGAGGCCCCGAAGTGGAATCTTCGAAAACTTCTCTTGTAGCCTGTTGTAATGGCACTTTTTCAAAGGCCTCAAACAGCGCCTTGGGGAAGTAATGGTGTCCGCCGTCGGGAGGTGGATCAGCTCCAACGCCGGTCACCTCGGAAACTCGCGCTTGCGCCTCTAGCGTCAGAGCTTCCAACTTCGCAATTTCGCCTTCGGGACTATCAGGATCTCGAAGACTTGGGGTCGGTTTCCAGTTCGGATCTACGGCCGCGACCAGAGACGCGGCGTCTCGCCAGCGCGCCGTAGCGATCTCTAATCTAGCCGCTTGTCCGAACGTTGGACCGCCGATGGGCCCGCCGCGTGGCCCTCCTCCACGCGGAGTGTTTTGCGCATATTGGGTTCCGGGCTGAATGGGGTCTGGGTTTTCGTCACTTAAAACCTGCTGGGGTAAGTTTGGGGGTGAAGAAATACTTGTCGCCTCGGCGGTCTCCTCGCTGGTCCACTGCCCGGCATCGGGATTGCCGGCCGGCTCACGCGGCTGGTCGGGGCTGTATTTGTTTAGATGCTCATCGCTCGGCTCAACGAGCGAAGCATCGGCCCGGCCCGAAGACAGCATGGACCCGCGGGTCAGGGGGACCGCGGTGCCGGCGCCGCCGGGTGTCCGTCCCGTGGGTGACGACGGAGCGGGTGAAGACTGCACACCCGCCTCGATCGGCACGTAGCCGGTTGGCGTGAGCACCATCGGCCGGTCGGCGGCGGCGTTGGCGAAAGGATCGAGCCCGAGCGCGCCGCGCATTTCGTTAAGCGTCAGCGCGCCGAGTTTGACGCGGCCTTCGAGCGCCGCTTCGGTCGCGCGGGGATCGGCGTCCTCGTCGAGCCAGTGCAGCTCGAGATCGGGCGATGAAAATTCCTCGGCGATGATCTCGTCGACGAGGTCCTTCACCCATTCTTTGGTCGGCTCGAGCCCCTCCTCCTCGGCCTGCGCCGACTGGTTGTCGGCGGTGGCGCGGTTCATCAGCTTGACCGCCCATTGCGGCGGCACCGAAAACGCAAAGCAGATGATGCGCGCGAGCCACTCGTCGAAATCCTGCTTGTGCTCGGGCTCCTTGGTTTGCACGACCTTCGCCGCGGTGTCGCCGGGCACGAACTTCGCCTTCCGGCGCCTCGCCAGGTCGCCGGAAAACTCGGTGTCCCAATAATCCTGAAACTGCTTGATCTGCTCCGGTGTCCACGAATTCGGCACGCCGATCAGCGCGTCCGGCACCGAGCCTTCCGAGTAGTAGTCGAGTTGCCACATCTGCCGGCGCAACGCGATGTTGACCGTCATCAATATCTGCTGCACCGGCGAGAAGCCGTAGACGCGGTGCGCCCGCACGTTGCGCGGCCGATAGATGATGTCGCGCGCCGAATAGTCGACCGCCGGCAGGCCTTTCAGCACCTGTTGATAAGCCGGCGGACAAACTCGCCCGCCGTCCGCGCCGACGAACGGTTGCGGCGTCCGACCCCAATCGTCGATCACGCGCTTGATGGTCGAGCCGTCGAGCTGTTGCAGTGCGCAGAGCTGGCCGTTGCGTGTGCGCTGGCAATAAAGTGTCGCCGCGTCGATGACGAACATGTCCTCGAGCAGCGAGCGGAGCCACGTCTTCCAGCGGGTAACACCGTCCGGCTTATGAAAGAAACGCCCGATGGTAACGACACGGGATTGCGTATCGACGTCGAGCGTTGCGCCATCGCGCTCAAGCCTTCCAGCTCGCGGGCGGATTCGCCAGCGCTGACGCTCCATCTGGTCCTTGCGGGTTTCGATGACCAGACGGAGAAGGTCATAAGCGTCGGCAAAAGCGCGGAGCTCGGCAAAACCAACCGGCTCATAGCCGCGCGGCCGGGTGACGAGATTGTAGCCGGGCGGAAAATCGAAACGGCGGCCGGCGACTTCCGGCGGCGCGATCGGTTTCAGCGGATCGAGCGGCCCGAACCAGTCGGCGCCGGTGCCGCGGGCAATGCCGGCGCCCGTGCCATAAGTGACCTGGATCTGATACGGCGACGGCGGCAATGCCGGCTGACCGGCGCCGGCACTTGGAGCCTGGTCGCTCATTCCTGATCCTGTTTGTTTGATCGATGGCGATGCGCCGGCGCGAAACGAAGGGCCGGGGTCCCCGGAGCGTGACCGACAGGAACCCCGGCCCGAATGACCTGCGCTTCCTCTTTTCCAGAACCGCTGTGGCGGAGGCGTCGCATGCCGCCGGGTGGAGCAGCGGCATGCCGGGGACGTCACAACGGGACGAAAGAGGTTATGCGCAGGTCAGGCGCGAAACGGCGAGATGGAGAATGCGCAACGCACGGCACTTAAGCCGGTAGAAGAATGAAGACCGTTGCTTAAGCGTAGCGGCCGGTCGTCGCGATTTGTTTCTCTATTTCCGCACGTAGTTCTGGATGCTCGGCGATCGCCGTGCTGATCAGAGAAGTGTCAATCGCATCGATCGTTGCCGCGATTGTTCTTGCATAGTCCTGATATTCATCCGGACGGCAACGTGCCTTCAAATTCAGGAGGAGCTGCTGGAGCTCTGAGCTGCTGCGGAACGCCGCACGGACAACTTCACGGGCGGTGTCGATGTCCATCTTCGACCCTTTTTGGTCTAGAAAGCGTTCTAGCCACTCTCCGCCACAGGAGCAAATCCGGCTCTGAGCAGAACCTCGGCATCTTCCGGCCGCACGGCCATGAGGCGATCGGCGTCGACGGCGTAATACGCGCCGGACACGCCGTGCGCGCCCGAGATTCCGGGCGGTGCCGATAAGACAACAAGTTGTTTGCCTGCGCGCTCTGCCCAGGCGCTCGGCGGACCGCCGGTGCTTGGTGCAACCACACTCGGTTGTTTGCTCTCCTCAACCTCGCGCCGATAAAATTCGATGATCGCGGCGGTCTCCTTGAGCATCAGCTCGGTGATTGCGAAGACCAGCGCGTCGGCGTGGTCGGGACTGCCCTCGCCGCGGTAACCCGCCGTCGTGAAGGCGCAGAGCTGATCTTCCAGCACCGCGAGGCGGCCGACATGGTGCACCAGGCCTTGGGCATAGAGCGCCGAGACCGGCTCCGCGCGCAAAGCCTTGCCGCGCGACGCCGAGATCACCTGGACCGGTGCGTTGGCGTCGGCGGCGCGAATGACAAAGCGCACCATCTCGCCGCCGAAATTCTCCTCGGCAATAATCCTATCGGCGGCGAATTCATGATAGGCCGCAATAGCGGCACGGCCCCACGCCGCCGGCGCGTCGCGCAGCGAACGGTCGGCCAGGACATAAGCATGACCGTCGTCGCCGCGCGCCGCGACGACAATGCCAATTTCATCGGCCGTCTCGTCATCGCGGCCGGCGGCGCCGGAAGGATCGACCGCAACGACGACCCGGCGGCAGCGCGCCAGCGAAAACTCCGTTACGCGATTGCGCGCGATCAGCTCGTAAGAAAACAGCGCGCCGTCGAGGCCATCGACATAGACACCTTCGTAGAAGCGTTTCCTTTGCCGCTCCGGCAGCCGGTCCAGGCTTTGCAGATATTCCTTGGAAAGATTGATCTCGTTGTCGCGTGGATTGAGAAACATCCAGGCGTAATTTTCCGGATCAGCGAGCGGTTGGCGCGATGCCGGATCGCGCTTCTCGCCGAACAGCATATTGCTCCAGTGCCCCTTGTTGGTCGGATTGAGGTCGTAATAGGCGGCCTGTGGCAATCCGTCGACGACCTGCGCCAATCGGGTAAGCGCCACGAGCGCCGAAGCATAGGGAATTTGCGAGCATTCGTTGAGAAAGATGGTCGCGTATTCCTTGCCGAGGATCTTTTCCACCCGGTCCTGGTCATCGAGTCCGGCGAGCCAGATCTCGGAATCGTTCTCCAGCGAGAAGTAGCCCTCGGTGCGATGGCGCTTTAGCGCCGCGTTCGGAAAGCACAGCCGAAAGATTTTCGGCAACGTGTCTTGCGCGATCGACGGCCGCACCGCGTTGGCGCGAAACCGCAATATCGCGTGCCGCGAACCCTCCGCGCAGATCGCCCGATAGGCGATCGTACGGACGATCAGCGAGGTCTTGCCGGAACGCGCGCCGCCGACCAGCAGCGTATGGCGCTGCGGCCCGCACAACAGCCGCTCCGCTTCGCTTTGCCGCGCGGTCGGTATAAAGCCGCGCGTCGGCGGCACCAACGGCGAGTCGCACCATTTCGGCTTCATTCGCGTGTGGATCGTTGAGGAATTGTTTTGTCATTGCTGCAAGACCCAAGCCACGGACAAATGAAGCACCAGAACGCGCGAGCAGGTGAGGCCTAATCTCCGGCGAGCTTGATATTGATGGCACGCAGGCCACGCGAGGTCTGCTCGATGTCGAAGCTCACGATCTGTCCCTCATAAAGCAGCTTGACGTCGAGCGGCAGTTCGGAGCGATGCACGAATACGTCGCCGCTGCCGTCATCGCGGACAAAGAAGCCAAAGCCCTTACTGTCGTTGAAAAACTTTACCTTGCCCTTCACGCTCACCTGCGCACCTTCTTTCGTTCGTGACCAGACGGCCGCCCGAGGCAGTTGCTGCGCGATTGCGCACGCTGCATCGCTCGCGGCGGCGATTTCAGGTTGATTGGATTGTTTGGAAGCGGCGGGCGCAGTTCTGCAAGGCCCGCATGCGCGCGAAGAGATGCGGCAGGAATGCCGGCGTGTCAAAGCGGCGAGAATGCCCGCGACGCAAATCGGCCGATCATCTTATTGACGTCACAGGAGAAAAATTTTTGTTTGGGACGAGCTGAAAATGGAGCGATGCAAGCGCGATCTGGTGCGCACTCGCATGATTCTCAGAAATATCTGAGCGCGGCCGCGAGTTGCCGCACCAAATGTTTCTTATATTTGTTGAACCAGATCGCGTAAGGCACGATCTTCTCGCCGCGCGCCGCAGCATCTTGACGATAATCTCGATACGACCGGTTGACCGATTTCAACGCGCCGGCGACACGCAGGCTTTCCAGTTCCTGCTCCACGCGTCCGATCGCCGCGACGGCTTCGGCGGTAATCTCCGCATCAGAGTACAAGCTCGCGGGAATGCGCGCGGCGGCGGTGATTAGCGCCTGGTCAGCCCCCGGCGGCAATTTTGATTTGGCGGCGGCGACAATGCGCTGGGCATCCGCGGCATGCCGGCACCAAAAACGTACTTCCCCGCTCTCCCCCGCCGCAAGAGCGCTGACGCCGTCAGCACCAACGGCGGCGACACGAATTCCGCTGGAACCCCGGATAACGGCAAGCCCCGCGAGCCCAAGGCCGTGGCGGAAGGCCGCAATCAAAGCCTCCTGCGCGCCGGCCTTTCGAGTCATGGCTTGAGCAATGCTTGCGGCAGCGGTTCACCGCACCGGAACGCGGCGGCGCACCAATTCGCGGGCGATAACGTGCAAGCCTTGCAACTTGCGGGCATTGAAGGCGCGCCGCGTGAGATTCAGACGCTTAAGGCGCGCGTCGATATCGGCGTCGAACGCCGACCACAGCGAGCCGAGGTTGACGGCACGCGCGACGTGGTGAAATTCGGCGCCGGACAGATACGTCATCGGCCAGCGCAGCGCTTCCTCCATCCGCTCGATCTCGGCCGGCGACGGCGGAATGCGCACGCGATTGCGCAAGTGCGTCATGCGCTCCAGTTCGTGCGTCTCCATCTGGGCGTTGAGATCGCCGCGATCGTAAAGGTAAAACGGCATCGAATTGACGTATCCGCGCGGCCGCACCGCGATCGGCAGGCGCGCCAGCGTGCGGAACGCTTCTTCCATACGCTCCATGACGGCGATCACCGACCAGCGCTCGGGCGCCACGCGCCGCCGCGGATAAGACGGCACGCCGGGCGCTCTGCCGGTGGCGCCGAGAATACCGGTGCGCTCACCGCGCAGCTCAGCGCGTGCGGCAATTGCGGCGCGTTGCCCGAGCGGCGGATGATCGACGGCGGCTGGCCGAGCTTCGGCATTTGTCTGGTCTTCGCTCATGCCCTCACCCCGACGTTGGATGGCTTCACGTCCCGCACAAATTCGCCACGCCGGGATTTTTCGAAACTGACGGCATCGGTGTAAGCGCGCCGCATGTGCCGCGCGCAGTAAGGTATGCCGCACAGCACATCGGCCTCGGCAACGCCGCAAAACAAGTATTTGCCCCGCCGGCCCATCGGCCATCGGCAGCTTTCGTTATTCAGGTCGAATAATGTGAACCGCCCCGGCCCCTTTGCCGGAGGCGCAGCCGTGGTTTTGCGCGGCTGCGGCCCTCGCCGCCTGCGGGGGCTGTCTGGTTCGCTCGCTGCCCGCTCGATCCGGTCAGCCGTGTCGGCTTCACCGTTAAGGCGCAGCCGAAAAACTTTTCCGAGCACGGCAGAGCGCGAGAATCCGCCGAGGCGTGCCCCGATGGTGGCGGCCGTCGCGCCCTCGGCCCACATTTTCCGCAGTAAGCTAATGCCATCTTCGGTCCACACATCCTCGCGCATGCCGCCTCCTGCAATAGAAGGCCGTCGCGCGCCGAGGAGCGCGCGTGAACGGCCTAAGGCCGGTGTCCATGTTCACTGCCGAAAGCGCCGCGGCGTGATCGCTGCGGCGTCACTGGTTATGATGTATAGTCTCTAGTGTCGTGACGGTCAAGTCACCATTTTAGATGCTTGGCCCCGAGCACCGATTTGGTGACAATGCGTCGCATGCCACGCCGGACCAAACAGCCCCCGCCCCGCAGCGGGCTTTATCATGCGCGCGAGGCGCGCCGCATGTCGCGCTCGGAATTGGTGCGGCTGTCGGGCGTGTCGAAACAGCAACTGTCGCGGCTCGAAAATGGTCTGATCAGGCTTCGCCTCGATCATCTAAAACCGTTTGCGGGTCCGCTCGGCTACAGTGCGGAGCAGATTCTACTGTGGGGCCGCTACCCGGGCACCACCGGGGGCCATATCGAATCAAGCGATGTGCTGCGCGAGGAAGCGGCGAACGACGAGCCGCTCGGTCCGGCGCCTGGCCAGGTGCCGGAGCTCGACACCCGCGCCGGCCTCGGCGGCGGCGGCGTTGCCACTCGCGAGTTGCGCAAGGACGGACGCCATGCCGACGCATTGAAGGGCGAGGGATGGGTGTTTCCGGCAAGTTTCGTGCGCGAACAATTGCATACCGCGCCGTCGCGGCTGCTGGTGCTCGACACCACCGGAGACAGCATGGCGCCGACCATCGTCTCCGGCGAGCGCGTCATTGTCGACACCAGCCACAAGACCCCGACCCCCGATGGGCTTTACGCCATCCGCGATACGTTCAACTGCATTGTCGTCAAGCGCCTGCAGGTGCTGCGTTCGGCGCGGCCGCCGCGGGTGAAAATCATTTCCGACAATACGAATCATCCGAGTGAAGAAGCCCCGCTCGGCGAGCTTGAGATCGTCGGCAAGGTGCTCTGCTGCCTCAAGCTGTTCTGAGCGGGCCGATTCTCGTCACCAGATTTGCCAGGAAAACCGCGGCGAAACGGCGGGGTCTGCCGCTTCACCCGCGTCGCGCGGCGGCGGCCCTGTCGTCACCGTTAGTCTCTCTTTCATTGACATATCGTCCCCGTTGTGGCTACTCGCGCGTCTTGGCCTTCCCGGCAGCGCGAGGCATCCAACTTGCTCCATCAGCCCGAACACGTCCCGCCGGCAAGCGCGCTTCGCGAGGATCGCGAGCGGCGGCGCGTTCACCGCGCGGCCGAGGCGGCCCGCGGCGGCGGCGCCACGGCGATGGCGGTCGCGCTCGCGCACATCGGCGCCGCCTTCGATGAGGCCGCCGTCGTCCATGGATTCAAGTTGCGCATCGAGCGCTTCATGGCGTTTCCGCCGGATCATGCCGCGGTCCGGGCGCGCTTCGGCGCCCGCGCCGCCCTGCTGGCGGGTTGCGATCTCGACACAGCGATTGGGCGGGTCGAACGCTGGCGGCGCGACGAGCGCAAGGCGTTTCAAATCGCCAGCGTTTTCGGCTGCGGCACGCGGTTATCGCTCGACGTTTTAAGCGAACTTCGACTCATTTTGCGGCTGATGCGGCGGAAACAGATGCACGCCGAGTTTGAGAGAATGCGAGAAACCGCTGCCGCTTAGCCCGCGGTCGGCTTGACGACGCGGATGTGCAGCTCGCGTAGCTGCTTCGCCGTCGCTTCCGACGGCGCGCCCATCATCAAATCCTCGGCGCGCTGATTCATCGGAAACAACACCACCTCGCGCAAGTTCTCCTCGCCGCACAACAGCATGACAATGCGATCGATGCCGGGCGCGATGCCGCCATGCGGCGGCGCGCCGAGCGACAGCGCGTGCAGCATGCCGCCGAATCTTTCTTCCAGCACGCTCTCGTCATAGCCGGCGATGGCGAAAGCTTTCTTCATCACGTCGGGACGATGATTGCGGATCGCGCCGGATGACAATTCCACGCCATTGCAAACAATGTCGTATTGGATCGCCTTCAGTCCGAGAATCCTGTCGCGGTCGGCGGCGTCGAGCGCAATGAATTCCTCGGCCGGCAGATTCGGCATGGAGAATGGATTGTGGGAAAAGTCGATCTTCTTTTCCTCTTCATTCCATTCGTACATCGGAAAATCGACAATCCAGCACAGCTCGAAGCGATCTTTGTTGGCAAGGCCGAGGTCCTCGGCGATCTTCGTCCGCGCCAAGCCAGCGAACTTGTAAAAAGTTTGCGGATCGCCGGCAACGAAGAACACCG